ACCAAAACTGATTGGTATTACATTAGCTGGAGCAAATGGAGTTGTTGCAGTAGCAAAGATAACATTTACAGGTCTACCGCAAGATGATAATATTAGTTTAGATATTACTGATGCAGCTGGAACTTTAAAGAATTATATAGCTAAAGGTACTGAAGATGCTTCAAACAATCATTTTGCAAGAATTACAGATGCAGCATCAGTTGCAACTTCACTTGCAGCTGTTATAAACCACGCATCAGGTCACAATGGTACTTTAACCGCAGTAGCCGCAGGAGGTTTAGTTACAATTACTAACACAGCAGTAGGTGTAGCTGGTAACACAACTATTGCAGTTACAGCAGCAAACAATTCAACAGCTGCTACTATGTCTAATACAACTTTAACGCAGCAATTTACAGGTGGTGTTGATCATGATTTACTAGATTCATCAGCTAATGAAGTAGTTGCAGTTTTGCATCCAACACACGTTCATTCAGATGCAACATTTACACCATCATTAATTACTGCTACTTCTCAAGTTGATTTAAAATTAACTGCAGATGTTTATACTAATACCACTAACTTTACAACAGGTCAAGCATTACCATTTACGTATTCAAGTTCTATTGATACAACTACAGGTAACTGGTTAGGTAATGTATTTGGATTTACACCTAAGTCAAGAACGCAACCAGTATACAACTACATGTTATTTAAGAATTATGCATCAAGATCATTGAGTGATGATGCTAGCTTAGTTACAGCTGTAACAAATGCTACAAACAATTTATCTACAGCGTATGGTGCAAACAACGCATACGAAGCAAGAACACCTTGGATAGTTTCACAAAATTTAGGTTCTTATTTAAGTGCAAAAACAACACGATTATTTAAAATACATACTAGATCACATGGTTCAGCTGAAAATTATGCTTACAAGGTAGCAATTAGCAATATTAAAGCACCTGACTCAGTAGCAGGATCAGATTATGGTACTTTTAGTTTAGCGCTACGACGAGTAGATGTAGATGGTACAGTACATGCAGCTAACACACCTTACGCAAAATCAGGTGATAAAGATTTAAGACCACATATATTACAACAATGGAACAATTTAACTTTAGATCCTAATTCACCTAACTTTATTGCTAGAGTAATAGGAGATCGTTACCAGTCAGTAAATGAAAGTGGTAAGATTACTGTTTACGGTGATTATCCTAACTTAAGTAACTATGTTAGAGTTGAAGTACCAGAGGATGTGAAAGATCAAGCTACTTCACCAGATTTAGTTCCTTTTGGATTTGAAGCTATAATTCAACCAGTTGTAGTGGGAGTAGGTTATATGCCAACTGCATCGTTTGTTGGACATACTAACTCATCTGCACAAAATACTACATATCCAACTCATAAGGTTAAAAAAACTCAAATAGCTGATAATGTTTACAATAAAAATATTCATTACGGTTTTGATTACTTAGATTCAGATAATTATAACTACTTGTTACCAGTACCTGATCAGGGTGCAATAGCAGGTAACAATAAACACTTTAATTTATCACACTGTTTCCAACACCCTTCAGCATCATTAAACGTAGGTAGTGAAACAGCAATCACTCCAGAAGGTACAACAATTAATCTTTCAACTAAGAAATTTATTGTACCACTTCAAGGAGGATTTGACGGATTAAATCCAGCACGTTATATTGCTAAAGACTCTGATATTGTAGCAACTAACATGTTAGGATACGATTTATCTACAGCAGAAAAAGATGGATCTAAAGGGTATAAACGAGCGATAAACGCAGTATCCAATCCAGATGAATATGATATTAACCTTATGTTAACACCAGGTCCTAACCACAGATTACACTCTGTAGTTACTACACATGCAAAAAACACATGTGAGAATCGAGGAGATGCTTTATACCTTATGGATGCAGTAGGATATGACACAACAACTATATCTACAGTAGTTAATACAGTAAAACCTGTAGATTCTAACTACACAGCTACATATTGGCCTTGGGTTAAAATTCTTGATACTGATAAAAACAAACCAGTATGGGTACCACCTTCAGCTGTAATGGCAGGAGTAATTGCTAAGAATGATCAAGTAGCATTTGAATGGTTCGCACCAGCAGGTTTAAACAGAGGATTGTTAACTGAAGCAATAGATGTACCAACTAGGTTGACTCATGCAGAGAGAGATGATTTATATGAAGGTAGAGTAAATCCAATTGCAACATTCAAAGAAGGTATATGTATATGGGGTCAGAAAACATTACAAGCTAGACCATCTGCATTAGACAGAATTAACGTAAGAAGATTGTTAATCGCTGCTAAGAAATTTATCGCATCAGCAACTAAATACTTAGTATTTGAAAACAACACTTCAGCAACTAGAAATAGATTCTTAAATATAGCTAATCCATACTTCGAAAGTGTTCAACAAAGACAAGGTCTTTATGCTTACAAAGTAATCATGGATGCTTCTAATAATACTCCAGATGTAATTGATAGAAATCAAATGATCGGTGAGATATTTTTACAACCAGCTAAATCAGCAGAATTCATTATACTAGACTTTAACATATTACCAACAGGAGCTGTATTCCCTGAATAAACATTAAAAAAAGGATACTTTTTATATAACTACATACTTATATGTAGAAACATAATAAACGAGGAGAAAAAATGGCACAATTAATCGACCCAACAGAAGCAATGTTCACGGCCTTCGAACCGAAAACACAAAATAGGTTTATCATGTATATAGATGGTATCCCTGCATATTTAATTAAAAAAATTGACAGACCATCAGTAACCTTTGGTGACGTAACACTTGATCATATCAATGTTAAGAGAAAACTAAAAGGTAAAGCTGATTGGGGTACAATCACATGTGAATTATATGATCCAGTTGTTCCTTCAGCAGCACAAGCTGTAATGGAATGGGTTAGATTGTCTCATGAATCTGTTACTGGACGTGATGGATATGCTGATTTCTACAAGAAGGACATTACTTTTAATGTATTAGGTCCTGTAGGTGACAAAGTCGAAGAATGGACATTGAAAGGCGCTTTTGTACAATCAACTGCAGCAGGTAGTTTAGATTGGGGTACAGACGGAGCATTAATGCTTTCAATTACATTAGCATATGACTATGCAATCTTACAGTTCTAATATATTATTAGAAACATATAGTATTAAATTAAAATAAAGGAATAAAAGTTATGAGCGAAACAGCAAAAACAGTTATATCTGCAAAAGCAGACAAAAAGAAATTTCCAACCGAATTTATCGATCTTCCAAGCGAAGGGTGGTTCTATCCAGAAAACCATCCTTTGTCTTCGGGTAAGTAGAATTAAAATACATGACTGCAAGGGAAGAAGATATTCTAACTTCATCAAATCTTATTAAGAAAGGTATTGTAATTGATACATTAATTAATTCGTTATTAGTAACAGATGTTACTTATGATGACCTATTAGTAGGTGATAAAAATGCAATTATGATTGCATCACGTATTTTAGGTTATGGAAAGGATTATGATATTGATATGTCATGTCCAAAATGTCAAGAGACAAACAAATTAACTATCGATTTAACAATGCTTAATAATAAAGAGCTTGTTCTAGATAAATTTGAAAAAGGAAAGAACGAATTTGAATTCGAATTACCTTTATCAAAGGTACTGATAACATATCAGCTTATGAGTGGAGCATCTGAGAAGAAATTAGAAGCAGAATTAAAAGGATTAGCTAAATTTGTAAACAAGAAAGGACCAGGTAAAGAACTTACAACAAGGTTGAAACATCAAATTATTGCAATAGATGGTAATCGAGAGAAACAGGATATTAGATCTTTTGTCGATGAAGAACTATTTGCACAAGACTCATTAGCATTACGTACAGACATGAGAAAACAAGCTCCTGACGTTGCAACTGAAATGAATTTTGAGTGTGATCAATGCACACATACGGAGACTGTCGATATGCCTATCGACGTCAACTTTTTTTGGCCTGGAACCAAGTCATAGAGCACTAATTCACGAAGATGTTTTTATGTTATGTTATTATGGTAAAGGAGGCTTTACACATGATGAAGCATATAATATGCCACGATATCTGCGGACATTTTATCTAAAGCAAATTGAAAAAATTGCTTTGCAAAAGCAGGATCAGCAAAAGAAGCATGATAATAAACAACGTGGCTCATCTGAAGTATTCGGTCCACCAGTAATGCCGAAAAACAATCCAAATCAATAGGTTTTCTAGTTCTCCCATATTTATATATGATAAACTATATAAAGGGGAGAACTATGAAATCATCAAAAAAATACATTCTTAAAGAAGGCGCATTTAACTGGCTCCTTAAAACGATATTAGGTAAAAGAAATGCAACTCAATTAAGGTATTGGGCAGCTATTAAGACAGATCCAACCCTATCTAAATTGTCTCGTGAATTCGAACAATCTGCTAAAGAATTAGAAGCTACTATGAACAAGCGGATGCAGCAACCTGGATCAGGCGGTAATTCAGCACACTACAAAAATCTGAAAAAATTATTATCTCGTAATTCATAATAATTATATATTGTTATGGCTAAACGAGGAAATAATAATAAGAATAAAGTTACCAGACCTGGTGCGGAAAAGTTCCAGGAACTCGACAACGATGGTAACGTAAAACATCACGATAAATATCTCGATAATACACGTAGAAAAATGAAGTCAGTTAATATGGCTTCAAAGCGTGGAAATGAATTGCTTGAACAAGAATCAAAACACATTGATAGTATCGTTAAAGTACGTGGTGAGCATATTAAGCAAGTAAAAGATCTATCATCAATAACTGATTCTATATTTACTCGTATGCAAGATCAAACTAAAAATATAGAACAATTGTATGGAATGCAGAATCAGTTAGCAGATAAACTTCAATTATCTGAAGGATATGCATTAGAAATTGCCCATTCTCAACGAGAAACTCGTGATATGAGTTTGCAAGAGTTGAATGCGCATGGACAACTTGGTAGAGAGCTTGAAAACTTAAATCGACTAAAATATGATGCAGTTCAATCTGCTCAGAAATTAACTTTATATAATAAAGATAATCTTCCTTACTACGATAAAATGAACAAACTGCAAGCTGAAATTGCAGTATTAACAAAACAGGTAGGTGATAATGTAAATACTGAAAAAGGATACCGTCTTGAAGCGCTTAGAACTATGCATGACCAGTATGAAACGCTTGGTAAACTTGAACAAATGAATGATCGTAAAGAAAAGATACAGCAAAGTATAAATGACTTAATGACTTTACAAGGAACAGCAGCAGGTAGAATATTCGATACCTTAAAGGATTTAGTTTCAAACCCACTCTTAATATTTACAGGATTACTAGCATTAGGAGCTCAAAGGTTTGATGAAATGCGTCAGTATGGTAATCAACTAGCTGAAGAATTAGATCGTGTAAATAAAAAATTAGCAGGAAACGGGCCGTACCAAGAAGCAATAATAAGTAGAGCTCGAAAAATACACGCAACATTTAGAGCAGCTGGAGAAGGATTTGCAGGTAGCTTAGAGAGTGCAGTAGATTCTATACAAGCATTACAGAAACAGCTAGGAAATATTGGTGTTCTCAGTACCGACCTTGTTGATCTTATGACCACTATGAAGTTGAGTATAGACTTATCAGATCAAGATGTTGCAAAAGTTATAGACACATATTTGACAGTAGGTGAACATTCAGAAAAAGCTGCAATTAATTCAGCTAATATGTTATATTCACTGGCTGAGACAGCAGGTATAAACCCAGCAGATGCATTCAAAGAAATAGCAGATGCAACAGGTGAAACATTAGCACATATTAGAGGAGGTACAGCAGAGCTCAATAATGCAGTAATTGCTGCAAGGAAAATGGGATTAGGGTTAGAAGATGTAGCTAAAATTTCTAAAGGATTATTAGACTTTGAAAGTTCAATTGAAGCTGAGATGGAAGC